ATCGGTAACAGGACAGTTACTTGGAAGCAGCTAACAAAGAAACTAACCGATTCAGGATGGGAAGCAGAACCTACAATCAGGCACTTATTAAAGGCAGATAGTCTTTCAAAAATCGACAAAGGTCTGTATGTGGTCGGTGAACGATTCAAAATCAATCATGGCATAAGTAAGCCAGAGTATAAATTTGAAGAACCAAAAATCAGATCAGTCAATCCGATATCACTTGAACAGGCAATTGAGATTTGCCGATCTCATGGAGTTGATTGCAGCCGGGTAACGTCGGTAAACCATGGCAATGTTCGGGTAGTAACAAGAGTGATATTATGAGCAAATCAGATCTTCACTTTCAACTGGTCAAATTCTGCCAAGAAAAGAACTACAAATTAATTCAAGAATACAAGTTTAATGCAGATAGAAGATGGAAGGCTGACTACTTTATTCCTGAGATGAACCTACTAATTGAATACGAAGGATTAGGAGGCAACACCCGATCAGGTAATGGAGGTCATCAAACTAAATCAGGCTACACTTCCAACTGCGAAAAATATAATTCAGCATGCATTCTTGGATATGACCTGTTGAGGTACACAGCATTGAATACGAATCAAATGATAAATGATTTGGAAAGATTAAAATAAATAATACATTTGCATCCGATTCGTGCAGGAATCAAAAAGGATATTAATTTAAAGCCTGAACTGGTCTGCACACTGGGGATGGCTTTATTTTTTATGAAAACAGAGTATTTACAGTTTCTTGAAACGAAACAAAAACAACACATTCAATCAGGGTTTGAGATTGAAGAATCAGAATTAAACAAGCACCTATTCCCGTTTCAAAGGTTTATTGTCAAAAGATCATTGAAAGCTGGCAAGTATGCGATCTTTGCAGATTGCGGATTAGGTAAAACATTGATGCAGCTTGAATGGGCTAATCAAGTAAGTAAACAAACCGGAAAACCTGTTTTAATTCTTGCACCATTGGCGGTTGTTGGTCAAACAAAACAGGAAGGTATAAAGTTTGGAATTGATATGAATAATATTCATGTTAATAATTACGATCAACTTGAAAATATAGACTGTTCTATGTATTCGGGGGTTGTTCTTGATGAAAGTTCTATTCTTAAAAACTTTGAAGGAGCAACAAAAAAGCTGATCATAGATTCTTTTAAATTAACTCCTTACAAATTAGCTTGCACAGCAACACCCTCGCCAAACGATCCGATGGAACTTGGTAATCATTCCGAGTTCTTAGATATTATGGGTAGAAATGAAATGCTTGCAATGTATTTTGTTCATGATGGGGGCGAAACAGCTAAATGGAGGCTTAAAGGTCATGCGGTTAAATTGTTCTATCAATTTGTTGGCACATGGGCTATAATGCTTAATAAGCCTAATGACATTGGTTTTCAAATGGAAGGATATAATTTACCCTCATTAAACCTGATTGAGCAGCAAATTGTAACTCCTGACAGGGATAACGGCAGATTGTTTAACGATGCTATAATCTCAGCAACAAACTTTAATTCAGAGCTTCGAATGACTAAGATTGAAAGACTTGATGAGGTTGTTAAAATTATCAATTCAAAGCCGGATGAAAATTTCATTATTTGGATTAAGCAAAACGAGGAAGGCGAAATGCTTAAAAAATTACTACCGGATGCGCTCGAAGTAAAGGGATCTGATTCTAATGAATGGAAAGAAAAAACCTTACTTGGATTTGCAAATAATGATTTTCGAATACTAATTACAAAAACAAAGATTGCAAGTTTTGGTATGAACTATCAGAATTGCCGAAATCAAATATTTGCTTCATTAGATTTTAGCTTTGAAGGATTATATCAAGCAATTAGAAGATCATACAGATTTGGACAAACAAACGAAGTAAACATTTACCTTATAACAACTGATACAATGGCAAACGTAAAACAATCAATCGACAAAAAACAACATCAATTCGAATTAATGCAGGATGAAATGGCTGTTAGTGTAAATTCAAATCTTAATGGGAACAAACTCTCAACAGTTGACTTTGATACACTTGCGGAAACTAATGAATGGTTTTCAATTAAGAGAGGGGATTGCATTCAACTAATACAAGACGTTACAAGTAATTCGGTTGGGCTATCTGTGTTTTCACCTCCATTTGCAGAACTTTACACTTATTCAAGTCATTTAGAAGATATGGGTAACTCTAAAGATTATAAAGAGTTTTTAATTCAGTTTGGTTTCTTGATCAAAGAATTATATCGAGTTATGCAATCAGGTAGAAATGTAGCTGTTCATTGTATGGATATTCCAATTCAAAAAGGTAAGGAGGGATTTATTGGATTAAGGGATTTCTCAGGAATGATTCTTTCGGCTTTTCAAGATGCTGGATTTATTTATCATTCAAGAATTACAATATGGAAAGATCCAGTAGTTGAAATGCAAAGAACTAAGGCTCTTGGATTACTTCATAAACAAGTAAAAAAAGACAGTACAATGAGCCGAGTTGGAATACCAGATTATGTTATGATTTTCAGAAAGGATGGAGAAAGGATTAACCCGGTAACCAATACATCATTGCCGGTTGATCTTTGGCAAAAATATGCTTCACCTGTATGGATGGATATTAATTATGGTAATACGCTTCAAGGATTCAGAAACGGACGTGAGGATAGTGATGAAAAACATATCTGCCCTTTACAACTTGATACCATTGAAAGGCTTATTCATCTTTATAGTAATAAAGGAGACACTGTATTAACTCCATTTATGGGTATTGGTAGTGAAGTATATCAAGCCGTTAAAATGGGTCGTAAAGGAATAGGATTTGAATTAAAGGAGTCATATTTTGATTTAGCCAAGTCAAATATAAAAATGGCAGTAAGAGAAAAATCTCAAGCATCTTTATTCGAATAATTCGTATATTTACATCGTCCAAACGGACAATCAATCGGGGTGAAGTCCATTGATAAAAAAATTTAAACTTCCCTGTCAGGGAGCAGACCCGATCGAAAGATTGACTTCAACTGCAAACTGACAGGGATTTTTTTATTATGAAAAATCGAGATAGTTGTATTTTTTATCGTTCAATGTACGAGGCAATAAAAGATTTGCCTAAAGATACTAAAGCAGAAATCTATGATGCAATATTTGGGTTCTCACTTGATTTTGTTGAGCCTGAGTTATCAGGATTATCTAAGACAATATGGATTTTGATAAGACCAGTTTTGGATAAAGGAAACACTAATTATATCAATGGAAATAAAGCGAAAACGAAGCGACTTGGAAGCGAAACCGAAGCGAAACCGAAGCCAATCGTAAGCGAACACGAAGCCTATAAGGATAAGGATAAGGATGTAGATAAGGATAATGAGAAAGATAAAGATTTAAATAAAAAACAAAAGGTAAAGTTTGATTTGTTTGGACAACACTTTTCTGATTCTGATGTGAACAAAGAATTTATTGAGTTTATAAAAAACAGAATCGAACTAAAAAAACGACCAACTGAAAGAGCAATAAAAGTAATGGTTGAAAAAGCTAGGAATATTTACAAAAATAAACACGAGGTTATTCAAGCAATAAAAAACTCAATTGCATCTGGATGGTCTGACCTTTATCCGCTAAATACTAATACTAAACCAAATCAACAAAAAACCTATTCACGATCAGATCACGGACTACATTTCAAATGATGGAAAATACATACGAACAATCAGTCATTGCATTGATTTTATCCCATAACGGATACCATACAGACATCCTAGCAAGAATTACAGCAGATCACTTTACAGATCCACTTTGCCGAACTTGCTTTGAATTATCGGCAACAGTTACAAAAAAAGGATTAACTCCTGATATTCTTTCAATCTCAAAGGAAGCTAAGATTTTAGGTTTGACGATTTCACCTAGTGATGTAGTTGGATGGAATGCAAAGCTATCTTATCTTACTCCAGTATCTGAATACGTTGATGTACTGATCGATCAATATGTGAATAATAGTGTAACCAAGATAATTACCAATTACGCTATTCACGATAATGGATCTGATGGAGGTTATGAAAAAGCAAATGCAATAATCAAGGAACTTACCGAACTGATTGATACAGGCAACGTATCTGAGGACATTATTAACATGCTTGACTTATCCAAAGAAGGACGAGAAGCATACTACAAACGTGAAGCATTAGCCGAAAAAGGTGAGATAAGCGGAATGGTTACAGGAATTAATGCACTTGATAAGTTTACAGGTGGATGGCAGAATGAATTTATCATAATCGCAGGCAGACCATCAACGGGGAAAACAGCACTTGCATTGTTTCATGGAGTTAAGTCAGGCAAGCCGGGTGTGTACATCAATCTTGAAATGCAGAAAGATCAGCTATTGCAACGACTTGTCATGATGGAATCTAAAGATCAGATCTATTCATCGAATCTTCGGGATGGGCGAATGACTGCATTTGAAAAAAAAATCTTTGAGCAGACCATTGCCGAAATTGAAAAAAAGAAAATACTTGTTTACGATCGGTCAGGTTGTGGAGTTCATGAAGCAATCAGAGTAATTAGGCAACAGCACCGAAAAGGAAATTGTGATTGGGCGATCATTGATTATTTGCAGCTACTTAAAATGGAAGGCTTTAAAGGGGCTAACAGGGAGCAAGAGGTAGCAAGTATCAGCCGAGCATTAAAAGCAGCGCAAAAAGAACTTGGGATACCTTTCCTGCTACTTTGTCAACTAAACAGAAACCCAGAAGCGAGAGCAGATAAAAAGCCTGCTGTTTCAGACATTCGTGAATCGGGTCAACTTGAACAAGATGCCGACACAATCGGATTAATTTATCGTCCTGCATTTTATGGACTCAACAAAGAATCAGGCGAACCATACACGAATGAAATAATTTATTTGCTTGAAAAACATCGGCAAGGATCGGTCGGAACTGTTGAATTTAAACACAATAAAACAATGAGCAGTTTCTTTGACTCAGACAATCAACCTCAAGAATATCAATATAAACCAATGGCGGCATCAAGTTTCTTTGAAGTCGATAAAGACGAACCCGAATTTTAAACAACACTAAAATCATAAAAACATGGCATTTCACATTACAGTTAATCAATTCAAAATCAATAGTCCAGAACGATACGCACGAGTTGGAGCGATGCTAGAGGACTTCATCTGCAATCATACTTCGATCACAGAACTTTCGATCACTCATAAGCTATCAAGTTATTCGGTAAACTTTTTTATTCAGCAGTATTTCGGCAAACCTGATCAGCCGTTCATCGTTGACATAAAGGTTGATGTTCCGGAAGCAAAGCCGATTCCGATTAAACTTACTAAGTTATATCGTGAATACTTGGACACTTGCGAAAAGGTTGATCAACTTAGGCAAGCGATCGAAAAATTCGAAAAGAAACTTTAATTGGAATTTTGCGTACTTTTGTGAGTAATATTTTCGTATGGCTGCTCCAGTAGGAAATCAATTTTGGAATCTTAGATTAAAGCATGGAAAGGATTCTATAATTAAAAATCCTGAAACTTTATGGGTTAACTTTTTGCAATATGCAGAATGGGTAGAATTAAATCCTTTACTTGAGCAAAATTGGGTTGGTAAAGATGGAGATGAAGTATTCAAAAGAAAGATGCGACCGATGTTAAAACCAGCATTTGCAGTTGTTTGCGGTTATTCGGAATGGAACTCAATATCGGAATTAAAAAGAAAAGGTCAAGATTATACCCAAATCATATCGCGTATAGAGGCTTGTATTACATCTTGGAATGTTTCGGGATCAGCAGCTGGATTTCTAAATCCAAACATTATAGCAAGGGTTGAGGGCTTATCCGAACAAACGGAAGTCAAGCATTCTGGTGAATCTGAAATAATCATCAAAGGTCAAAAGTTTGCGAATAACGATTGATAATTCAGCATACTCAACAAAGTTCCATGATATACTTCATTCGTGGGATAGGTATGTTATTGCATACGGAGGTCGTGGTTCGAGCAAAACAGATACATTCTATCTAAAGTACTTGGTTGAATTATTCGAGCCTTATTACTTCAAACTTGCATACATCAACAAAGAGTTTTCAAACATTAGAGATCAGCAGTTTGCCGGGTTTAAACGTGTTGCAAAACGAATTGGAGTTTATGATCGATTGAAGTTTTACGATGGTGATTATCGAATTGTGAATCCTGCTAACGATAACACGTTAATCCCGAAAGGAATGGACGATTCGGAGAAAACAAAAGGTCTTGATAGCATAACAGCTATTTGGTGGGATGAAATAAACAAAGGTGAGTTAGGCGATTTCAAAGCATTAAATGAATTGTTAAGATCACCTGAGGCAACTTACTTACAATTCGCGATGAGCTTCAATCCAGTTCGTGAGGATCATTGGTTAAGGCATACGTTCTTTGATGAGTTGAATCCGCATGAGTTACATCCTGACTATAAGGGTGAGGCTTTATTATCGCGTTCAACTTACTTGGATAATGAGTTTATTGATCATCAGGAGTATTTGAAAACATTGATTAAGTCAGCAGCCGGGAACATCAACGCTGACATTGTAAACATTCGCGGTGATTGGGGGCAATCCGAACAGGTTGTTAATCCATTTCTTTACAACTATGATGACGATAAACACGTTAATGAATCAGCCGTTTACAATCCGAATCTGCCTATAATACTTTCGATGGACTTTAATGTGAATCCTTTGTGCGGATCTTGGGCTCAGCAGTATGGCAAACGATTAATGATAATTGATGAAGTAACTATTCAAGAGGGGAACATCGGTGCATTATGCGATGTGATTGAACGTAAGCTAAAGAATTGGAATTGTTATAAGTCAAGATTAAAAATAACAGGAGATCGAAACGGGAACGCTCGAAAGATTGGGATGTGGGATAATAAAAGCAACTATATTCAAATCAAAGAAAAACTAGGGCTATCTGAATCTCAATTTGTTTTGCCGGGCAATCCATTTGTAAGCAATTCGAGGGTTCATTGTAATGAGGTATTTGATTCATGGGATGTTGCTATTCATCCCAACTGCCGAAAGATCAGAACAGACTTGCTGACTGTTGCATGTAACTCAGATGGTGAGATAATTAAAAAGAATCGTAAATTGGATGCCGAAAGAGCGGATCATTTGGATTCAGTTCGTTACCTTATCAACTCATTTTGCCAATGAAAAAGACCAGCATCAACCTATCACAGCAAGACTTAAACGATCTTCAAAAGGAATACAATCTTATCAGCGAAAAAAAATCTAACCTATCTGCAAAGAATCGGCAGAAAGTAATACATTTGATTAATCATTTGTTTAAGACCAACCAAATTCACGTTGAGCAATGAAGATCGATTCGATCGCGGATATAGTTGAGATGTACATTCCTAACCAGCCGTTGACAATTTACAGCGCAAAATACGGGATGCACGTCAATAATCTGATCAATACTTTCATAACCGATGAGCAGACCGATATTGAATTGATGAAGTTGGGATTTACGATTGATCGAATAAACATTCAAAGAACCGAAACCAATAGTCAGGTATATCTATACACACAAATCAATAAGCAATGAGCATCTGTACCGCCTGTTTTGATGGCGAAACTATCCCAAAATGTGCCGAACAGTTAATCGTTGGCGATACTTTACTGCCTGAGGGTACTGAGCTTAGGTTATATTTTAAGATCCTTTCGACCGGGTTCATCGGTTATGTTAATGCTGAGGTTAATGATGTCGGGCAGATCGTAACTGGTCGAACTGTTGATGGAGATTTCGTATTTGATCCGCTTGAATTGCCATCGGGAACATACGTCGAATTGTGGGTAGTTGAGGAAGTTGAGAACGTGAACATAACCGATCGGGTAATATTTAAAATCAACTTAGTGAATCAAACTTGCATCGAGGTTAAGGTTCAAGCAATCGGAGGCGAATATGTTACTTACGATCTAACAGCGACCGAATGACCTTAGCTGAGAAAGTAATTAAAGGCGCATGGTATTGGATCACCGATAATAAAGCAACGAGGGAGATGGCAGCTAATCGGCAAGCTATCTGCAAACATTGTTCGCATCGTGATGGGTTGAGTTGTGGATTATGCGGATGCTTTTTGAAACTAAAAACAAGGCTAACTGAGGAGGAATGTCCTGATCAAAAATGGTGAACATAAAAAACATATTCAAACGCAAATCAAAATTCGATAATCTTGTTAAGGTATTCTCGAGGTCAGGTCGAACCTATTATAAATTTCCAAAAGAGGTTAATCTCCCGATTGAAAGATTCTCGATGGTCATGGCTCTGATGGAAAGATTGAGTAGTGGTTTATCAGGCAACGAACTCAATCTGATTTTGGAAAAGATGGATCTTGCATTGTCTGCCGGGTTATCAAATCCAAAGAATGCAGCATTGATAGCTACTTACATTCACATTATTCGTGAGCGAAACGATACTGTAATCCATCGGGATATCTTGATTAATCTTGCCGCTACTTGGCTTGTTCGGGATGATGAGAATCCGAGCGTGATAAATGTTGACATTCACAAAGAAAAGGTTAATCAATTTGATGCGATGTGCAAGGAGGGGTCGCACGATTTTTTTACCCAAATTGGTATCGAGCCTCTCATGCCATTGTTAACTATGTCTCCAAACGACTTTCAGACATTGTGGGATCACAACGTAGTACAGCAGGACTCACTAATCAAGGCACTGACCCAGCTCGATTCTCACCGCGATTCAAGGCAAACAAAGTCCAGTCCGAGTTAAAGGATCAACTCATGGCATTGGCTGAGGGTGATGTTTCGAATTACAATGAATTAAGGCAGGGCGATATTGAACTATTTTTAATTAAATTTGAGCAGTTTATAAAATCGCGCAATGGCAGAAGTTCTAATAACGTATAAAGCAGAGAATGAATCCCTGCAAGCTGTTGTCAAGGAAACAGTCAAAGGTAATATTGCTATATCTGAATCGGCAACCAAAGCTGGAAAGGACGCATCTAAGGCTTACAAGGATGCTGCTAATGCTGCAAAGGCTGCGTTTGCATCTGAGGAAGTTAAAAAAGCACTAGACAATCAAGTTAAAGGAGTTGATAAACTAAAGCAAGGAATCAAAGATCTTCGTAAAGAATCTTTGGAAATTGCAAAGGCACTAGGTAAGGAATCCGAAGCCTACAAAAATAATATAAAGGCAACGGCTGAACTTAAATTACAAATTGACAAATTAAAAAAAGCCGAAAAAGAAAACAATACAACAACAGAGGAAGCTATTGTTAAAAGTATCTCACTAAAAACTCAACTAAAAAACTTAAAGGCTGAGATATCTGCTTTGGATGCTGCTGGGAAGTCAGGATCTAAACAGTTCAACGATTTAGCAATTTCGGCTGCAAGACTAGAAGATCAGATCGGTGATACAGCTCAACGAGTAAAGGTATTGGCTTCTGACACTTTTAAGTTTGATGCTGCAATTGGTGCTGTCAAAGGATTAGCGGCTGGATTTGCTGTTGCTCAGGGTGCTGTTGGATTATTTGCCAAAGATAACGAGGAACTTCAAATGGCTATCGCAAAGACTAATTCAGCGATTGCAATACTTACCGGTCTTCAAGAGATTGCTAACATCGTAACGGGTCAAGGTGCTGAGAAGTTGGGAGCTTTGGCATTAGCGCAGGGTGCTTATAACTTTGTAGTTGGTACTTCAACAGGATTAACTAAGGCATTTAGAATAGCATTGGCAGCCACAGGAATCGGATTGGTTGTTTATGCATTAATAGCACTAATTGAAAATTTTGATAAAGTAAGTGATGCAATTAGTGGAGCTTCTGCTACATCAAGAGCATTATCTTCCACATTAGAAGAAACAAAAACAGCAATGTCTAAAGCGACAGAGGAAACTTCTAAGGTAGGCAATGCGTTTGAATTGGCTAAAAAGGGAGTAATATCAAAAGAGGAAGCATTGCTAATATACAATGAAACTTTGGGCGATTCATTTGGAAAGACTAACAATCTTAATAAAGCAGAGCAAAACTTCATTGATAAAAAAGATGCCTACATTCTAGCCACAGGAGCAAGAGCGCAAGCTCAGGCATTACTAGCTAAGTCAGCAGCATTAGCAGTAGAGGCTACAACTGTAACAGCAAAAGAAGCTAGAAATCTAGGTGAGGACATACAAAAAGTTGCAAATAAAATTGAAGAATCACTTATAACTCCATTTGCGTCTTTTGGTAAATCAATTGGTGTAGCATCAGCCGAAACATCTATTGCTATTGATGCTAATAATAAATTAATTGATAAAAATGCAATAAAAAGAGTTTCAAATGATAAGTTAAGCCAATCAAAGTTACTTGGAAATTTGGCTTTATCAAAATCAGAGGAAGCAGCAATAATTGAAAAAGGTGCTGGTATTATATCAGAGGCTCAACAAAAGATAAATGATAAGGCAGCCGAAGCCGCAAAGAAAGCAGCAGAAGATGCCAAGAATGCACGTGAAAAATTAGCTCAGGCAGAACTTGATATCTTAAGTCGGTCATTGGACGAACAAGGCAAGGTTCTAGATGAAAGCAATAAAGAAATTCTAGCACTTGAAGCCACATTTCGTGAGGCAAAATTTAAAAAAGGATCTGCCGAAGAAATTGAACAAGAAAAGAAAAAACAAAACTCAATCGAGGAAATAAAAAAACAAGCTACTGCAAAGAATATCGAACTTGAAAAACAAGCACAAGAAAAGATATTGGCGGCAAAATTGGAAGCTGCAAAATTAGCTGAGTCGGCAGTTGCAGATGCTGAATTAGCAATTCGAAAAAAAGTATTGATTGAAACAGAGATTCTGCAAGAACAGGGATTAAAAACTTTTATTGATGTATCTAATGCTAAGATCGACGTATTAAAACAAGAGGCTGTTATTGCAAAAGCATCAGTTCAGAATCAATCAGATGAAGCTTTAAAAAGGGTTGAAAAAGGATCTAAGGAAGAAATTGATATTAAAAACAATACAGCTAAGCAAATTGAATTAATTGATGCAACACTTCAACAGAATATAAATACAACAACTCAAAAAGGTATTGAAGACACAACTAAATTACGCAAGGAAGAAAATCAAAAACAGATTGATTTAATTCT